CTAGGCGCTCCGACTTCCCTTATTTTCTGCGGTTTTCCGGCGATTTCTGTTTTCGCCTTGTACCGATTTTGTACGAGCGGCCTCTAAGCCGTCTTGGAACGCCTCACGAACGGATGATGAACCATCCTCGGCGTGGGCATAGGTGTCAAGAAGCACTTTGGCACTCGACCAGCGACCGTCTCGCGCGGCTGTCGCAGGGTCTATTTTCTGTCTGACGATGGTTTCGGTTCCGAAGCCATGGCGACCTGCAGCATGAGGCGAGAGGTATTCAATGCCCGCCTCTTTGCACGCGCGTTTCCACTCTTTGTAGAACCACCCGCTGCGCTGGCCCGCGTAATAGAAAACGCGCTCTTGGTTCAGCTTGCCTTCCGGCTTCGACAATGCGCCAATAGCGGCAGCGACCTCGGGCAGAATGTCCACCCATTGCGTAGGGTGCCCTTTGGCTGCTGGTAGCCGTACGCGCTTTCGGAACAGGTCCAGATCGGTCTTGCGCTTCATTGCCATGGTCTGGCCAATGCGAGCGCCTGTGGTGAACATGAACAGGGCCATTGCGCCAAGACGCGGGTCGGCATGCTCTCTGAAGGCCAAAACCCAATCCCAGCTCCCGGGCTTCTTCTTGACGCCGCTGTCCTTGCCTCTGGCGCGGTCTTGCGTCATGCGCTCGTTCTTGGTGAAGGCGCGAATGCGGATCGGCGCACAATAGCCTTCTTCATGGGCGGCGTTGATCACGGCGCGCACAGGCACGATGACCTGACGGTGCCAGGTATCGACGGCGGCATTTGGATAGAGCTTCCGCGCGGTCTGTTTGACGGCCTTCGGCGAAATGTCTTTGAGGCGCATGTCACCGATATCGAGCAGCACCTTTGCCATATACCGCGCATCGCTCCCCTTCGGCGGGAACAGCAGCACGGCACCTGATAGGGTTAGCTGATCTTCTGGCTTTGGCGCATCTCGTCCAAGGATAGCACGTTTTCGCGCCTCGTCTTCGAGGGCTCGGACCTTTGCTTTTGCGACTGCTTCATCAGCAGTTCCAAGGCTCTCGCGGTAGTATCGGTCCTCGCCTTCAAGCCGCCCTTTGACCCACCAAGTTTTTCCACGAAGGTAGTGTTCGAGGCCGTATCGCTTTCCGGTGGACATTCCGGCGCTCCAAAAATCAGGTCAACATGTTCGGGCAGCAAGATCATCGCTTTCCCGAAAATTCGGCAAGCCCCAAGTTCGCGGGCTTTGGCCCGTAAGGTGCGCTCAGAAATGGTATAGCCTTTCGACCGGAGGTCAGCGATGACCTCGCCCGGTGTCATCCCATGATCAAGAACACGAGCGCCCATCACGAATGACCCCTTCCGAAGCCGATCAGCGCATCATCCTCTCCCGCCAAACCCTGCACCGATACGCTGACATGACGCGAGCAGGGCAATGGCCTATTGCCGACCTTCAGATCATGACTGACGAGATTGCTTTGCTCGAAGGCATTGCCGAGTTGCATCCGGTTAAGGCTGAGAAGGTCTACCGCCTGGCGGAATCGTGGGGTGCTCTGGCCGATGCTGTGAGGGGAAAGCTGCACTGACATTTACTCCTCCCCGTTGGCGAGCTTGAGCAGCACATCAGCGTGACAGGGGCTATCAAGCGGGCACCAGCAGGCGAGGTTCTTGCCGCGCAGCGCGGATATGATTGCGTCGTCGCTGGGATAACCTGCGGCGGCCCGCATTTCAGGATCGGCCAGCATGCCTTTGAAATGGCCAACTGCCCCCTCCCGATCAGGCGAGAACCGTTCCATTGGCCCGTCGCCGCCAACGGGAAAGGGGTTGCCGAACTTGCCGGGCCGGCAGACCTTCACCGTGTTGTCCGGCATGTGCCAACCTTTCCGGCGCGATAGTTGAATGCGCTCAGGCTTCATTCCCCGCCTCCCTGAGATAGAGCAGCGCGGCGATAGCGAACACGCCAGCACTCGTCTTGGCAGTTCTGCCGATGTTTGCGTATCTGAAAGAACTCCCACCCTTCAGGCGGCTTTATGATCGCGGTGAGCGGGAAATCCACGAAATAGACGTGCATTAAGTCGCCCTGTATCGAAGCCGGCCACGGGGCAACCTTCGTCATCTTACCCATCTGCCTGTTCCTTCTGGAGAGTGGTGCGGGCGGCGGATGCGATCTTATGCAGCCCCTTGAGAATGCGGAATGAGGCATCCACGACCGGACCTGTGTGCCAAACACCATCGATCAACATGCGGTTTATCTCCGTGCCGTTGTCGTAGATATTTTCGCGGATAAGGCGCTCGATGACCTCAAGGGCCAGCATCGCCTCCTTGCCCTCCGTTACCGCCTCCCCCTGCTGCTCTGTGAGGGCAGAGGGGCGATGATCGAAATAGAAATTGATCTTCTCGGCAATGAAACGGGCAACATCGACGGGGATAGCGTGGCCTTTGAATACGCCCCATCCCGATATGTCCACCCAATCGACAGCGCGGTTATCGGTGGCTGCGATTGGAATGCGATCATCCACATCATTGCCCTTCAATACCCCTGCGGGCTCGGGCTGGGAGCGGAGGAATTGGAGTTCGGTGATCAGACTTATGAAATCGCCAATGTTGATTGGCTCCTTCAAGCTGGCATCGTGGCATTCAGCCCATGCCAGCATTTCCGCCAGCCGTTCATCAGATACCTGTGTCATGATTGCCTCCGGGCCATGATATCGCCCTCGAATTTGGGTGTGCGGGGGGTGGTGGCTCGGTGCTGCTGGTTGCCGCTGCCGAGGCGCTGGGATGGAAATTGGTTCTGGCGTAGGGCAGTGAAGGCCTTTGCCTTATGCCGGCGCTCCTCGCTGCGCGCTGTGGCTTCCGCGCCCGTCTTCGCCTTATGGCAAGGGTGGAGCATCAGCTGCAGATTGCTCTCCCGGTTTTCGCCGCCGTCGATGATCGCCAGCTTGTGGTCACAATCGACCTTGTCCCGGTTCAGGTTCATCACCTGTCCGCAGCCGCAAGCACAGATCCCGTTCTGCTTGGCATAGAGGCGAAGAAGGACGGTTTGCCCGGGCATCGCCTCAGGCGTGCGTCCAATCCATTCCTTGAGCTTGGCTGTCCTCATTGCTGGACCTCGACATAGACGATGCGCTTTTCGGATCCGCAGTGAACGGTGGTGCGGTATGCCTCCTCGAAAGCCAACACCCATGCTTGAGCCTTGTCATCGGTATAGCCGGCGCCATCGTGACGCCACCAAGCATGGTGCTCGCCTGACCAGATCGAGACTTGTTTGCCTGCCATCTTGGCGTGCACTCTCTCGCCGCCGCGGCGTTTCATCGCTCGAAGCGTCCTGCTGATCGGATTAGCCATGCTCTGCCTCCTGCCTTCCGAGGGAGGTCAGATGGAAGCGCGGCCCATCATCGGTTTCCTCGACGCGGAGCAGCCCGGCCCGCTCCATCCGGCGAAGAGAGCGATGCCCCTCACGCGGGATCGATACATCGACGCCAGGGCAGATGCTTCCGCCTGCGTTGGATATGAGCTGCAATAGCTGGTGCTCTTGGTCGGTGAGCTTTCTCATGCTGCTGACTTCCGCTTCTGCTTGATCGTGTGATCGATCTTGGCGATGGCGAGAATGGCAGGCTTCAACTCTGCTGGGGCGCTGTCATAGGCCATCGTGCGGCTGGCCTTTCCGCCGTTCAGACGAGGCAGCAGGCCGCGCGAAATGAGCTCCCAGTTGGAAGGGTCAGTGTTGGTCTTGTCGCCGTCCAGGCACTTGAGGCAATGGCCCTCGGGCACCGGGCCGTTTGCCTGCTCCCAGAGATAGACATGCTTGTGCACTGGCCTGGTCTTCGCGCCTGTCCAAGGGTTCACTTCATCAACTATCATCACGACATAGCCGTCTTTGCTGTCGATGCGCTCGTGACCAGGCCCGCGATAGGTGTGCGAGACGTTGCCCTTCTTAAACTGGGTCTTGCGGGCGTTCGGATGCCGCCCGCCAGTGCCGGGCGGGCAGGGCACTCCCTTATTCATCGGCACCTGCCCCTTGCTGAACTGACCGGTCCTGCCGGTCTTCCATCCCATGCGCTTGCGCAGCGCGTGGAGGTTCTGAGGGCGAACATCTTCACGCGGGAAGGCCGCGACGAACTCGCGGTGGTAATCGCTGATCGGCAGCAGGCTGTTCTTTTTGAGCCAAGCCATCTCTTCAGGGCTAAACTTGCGGTGGCGCCCTTTGTAGCGGTCGCCCTCCCGACCGGTCTTCCAGCCCTTCCGCTTGCGAAGGCCATGCAGGTTCAATGCTGAGATCTCGGGCCGATTGAACTGCTCTTGGAAGGCCGCATGATAGTCGCTGATGACCATCATGCGGTTGTCTTCCAGCCATGCGATCTCGGCGGCGCTGTAACTTATGCGTTGGCCCCTCATTCGCCCGACTCCACCGTCACGGATTTCCCGATCAGACCGGAAAGCGCGGGCCGGAAGCGGTCACCATGCTGGGCAACGAAGGTGGATGCCTTGAAGGTCAGCTCGGCATTGCGGATGATCTGGTCAGCAACGTTGACCAAGGCTTCGCCGCGCTTGGATTCGACCTCGATCTGCTCGGGCGTCAGGTCTTCATCAGACAGCCGCTCGAGCTGGGCAAACAGGTGATCATTCAGATCGGAAAGCTTGTTCTTCATGCTGCTGCTCCAAACAGGTCGAGCTGGTCGGGAATGAGGGTGTCGAGCCACGCCATCACCGCAGATGCGTCCCGGTCGCCTTCGTCGGCTCGCTTGAACAGGCTCTTGCGAAGATTGGCGCTGGCTGCCGCGATTGCGTCCTGCCGTGTCGGCGTCCTGTAAGGTTCATTGTCCATCAAAGGGCCGCCCCTTCCCCAGAAGTCGCCGGAGTGCATTTGAAACCCGGTCGCCCAAATCCAGTGGGCACCAAGATCGGCAAGCCGGATTTCTGCCAGACCCATCCCGCGCCATCCCTTCACCGGGCGGGGAAGTTCAAGAACCTCGTCAGGGGTAAAAACGCCATGCTCATTGCACTCAGCCATCACGCTGCCCTCCTGTTGACGAGAGCAGCCGCGTTAAGTCCTACTTCCCGCTGGGGATTCGGGGGCTGACGATGAAGAAGTTGTGGGGTTGGGCGCGCACGCTCAATGTGGGAGAGCGGATCGCGCTGCTGGCGCTCGTTTTCGGCATAGCGTTTGTCGTGGCGACGGTCGCAGCGAATATATGGGCCACTATCGTTGGCAGCCTCCAGCCAGAGATCGTCGACTTCAATGGCACCGAATATGACCTGATCGCCCAGCGCAGCATGGCTGCCGCCGCATGGTGGATGGTCCTCATCACCGGCACATCGACTATCGTTGGGAGCCTTGGCCTTTACCTCATTTATCGGACGCTGAAGGAAGCGAAGCGCAGCGCGGATGCTGCAGACAAGGCTGTCGATGCCTCCCATAAGGCCATTGAAACTGCCCGACAGATGGGACAAGCCCAGGTTCGCGCCTACGTTGTTATCACCAGTGTGAAAATGTTTCCTGATGGTTACGGCAGTACCGTCGTCGACGTTCAATTTCAGAATTCCGGACAGACGCCGGCATCGAAGATTTGGGTAAATACGAACATCTTCTCGGCGGTTGGGGCCGCTGATGCGCTCCTCGCTGATGAACACGGCGACGCGCACTCTGATCTGGCGGCTGGCGCTATAGGAAATATTCAGTTCGTGGGCAGGAATCTGTTCCGCCGGTTGGTAATATTGGGCACCCGTGTCACGTCCAAGATTTATCTGGACGTGGAGATAATGTACGACGACGTGTTTGACATGGGGCAAGAAACACTCGCGGCTTATTACGGCTTCGCCACCGCTGAAAGCGGAAGTGTAGAATTGACCCGCGATTTGGCTTGATCCCGTAACATCTGAACGATCCATAGCTACACCCTCGCGTTGGGATTGAATTTGAGTTCGGGGAGTTGCTGGGCGGCCATATGCGTCCAGAGCGCAATCGCATGGCAGCGATCTGGCTGCGCATCCTCGGGACTGATGAGACCGCGCCGGATTTCCTTCACCACCGCGCGCAGGGCGCCCTGCAACCGATTGCGCAACTGGCCGCTTGTTTCCATTCCAACAAAGACCCGCATCACGCTGCCTGTCTTGGTTCAGGTCGGTCGGAAGGCGCGGGGAGATACAGACCGCCCACTCAGGCCTGAACTGTATCTGGTGATTGCACTTGGTCATGCCGCGTTCCTTTCATCCTGAAACTGGACGCCGTGTTCAGCGCCGAACTTGAAAATGAGCTCGATCAGCCCAGTCATCTCGTCTTTCGACAGGTCAGATGAGGACTGGCCCCAAGGCACAAAGCCGTGGCCGTCAAGGCTGGGGAGCAAGGTGATTTCCTGCCCGAGCGCGTGAAGGAAGATCACCTTCCACTGGTCGGGGGTGAACTTCTTGCCGCCCAGCGCTGCCTGCTGAGACACATCAGTGAGCATTGCCCACATGCGGTCATTCTGGGGCAGGGAGCGTTTGACCTCTTTGAACTCGACGCGGGTGCCAAATGGGACGCCTTGCGCCCAACGCTGGACCTTCTCGCGGTCGGCTTTGCCGCTGATGATGACCGTTGCGCGGCTCATAGAACCCCAGCCCCCGGAAACGCGACCCGAACAATGGCCTTCTGGTGCAGCTGCTCCAGCGTCCGCGCATCCGTGTCCGACATGGCAAGGTATTCTTCCCCGGCCATGTAGGTGTCGTGCCAGACGGTGAGCTGGGCTTCGGTCTTCACCAGAGCCAGAGCGGATTCCGCTTTCGACAATTGAGAGGCTTGGGCTTCTATGGTCATCAGAAAAATCCTGCGGGTTACTGGTTTAGCCATTGGCCCGCAGGCCCCTTTGGAGGTGGGAACTAAGCGGCCATGGCGTCGGGAAGCCCGTACTTGCGGACCTTCTCGACCACTTCGGCCAATTCGGAATTGAAAGCGTCCACCGCGGCGGCGAGCTTGGCGATATAGGCTTCATCGCGCTCGACGCGGACGATCAGCGGCGGCAAGCCGGGGGAGTAAGAAACGAAATCCCACCATGCTCGCTCGGTTATCCAGAGGTTGCCGTGAACCTGGGCCTTGTGCTCGCTCGGCAGTTCGCCTTTCTGCAGGCGCTCAATCTGGATATGGGCGAGGGCGGTTTTGATCTCCAAACCACCATCGTCACCGATAAGGCTGTCAGGGCTGGCGCCAGCATTGCCGTTGCGCACGAAACCGACTTCCACCGGCTCAACGCCGCGGGCGAACGCATAGAGGTCGCGCGCCTCGGATTCCGTGACCTTGCCGCGCTCCATGGCGGGGCTGCTGTATCCTTCTTCCTCGGGCGTGCCGCGGATGATTTCACCGGCAAGGGTGCGCATGTATTTCAGACGGGCTTGCGAAGGACTGGCACCGCGGGCGCGGGCAGCTTTCACCGCGGCGGCAAGTTGTTCGGCGGTGCAGCCGTTCTTGACCATAGCATCCATGATCGCCGCGGGGAGAAGCCCTTCCTTGCCTTCGGCCAGAACGGTCGAAAACTCGGATGCTGTTGGGATGCCCTTGCGGGCCTCAAACCATTCGGGCGTGCCCTGTTCGCAGGTGATGATCTGCATCATCGTGCCGCCCCCGTTGAATTGATGGCGGTAACGGCCTTCTGGTAATCGCGGGCTGCGATGTCTTCGATGCGATCAACCCTCATGAATTTGAGGAAGGTTTCGACATAGCCGGGGCGCTTGGCGCCGATGCGCTCGACAACGCTGTCGATCAGATCATTGAGGTCCAGAACCTGCTGTTCGGTGATCGGCTCGCCGGGAATGTTGCCGTCCGTATCGCCTTCACCGACTGCGACGTTGAAGATCATCCGCAGCAGGTAGCGCATGGCATAGGACTGCGCCGCGCCGACCGCGTGGGTCTTCGTCATCACGTCATTGCCGCGTGCACCCTTGCCGTCCGCCGGCATATCCTTGTGATAGGTGCGCGTGTGGCCGGAGTTGGTCACATGGCAGACGATGCGGACCCAATCCACAGGCGCGCCATCGCCATCGTTGAAACTGAGCGCAAAGCCGTGCTTCGTGTAGATCGGACGCAATGCCTTATCGAGCTGCGCATAGTCGGCATAGCGGCTCTTGGTCTGGGTGTTGGCCATGTTGGTGGCAACCACGCCCATGTCATTCTGCGCCGCGGCCATCGCCTCGTTAAAGGCTTTCTCGGCAGCATCAGCCTCAAGCTCTTTGCCGAACGCGATCATCTCCTTGACCGACGCCAGATCATGGCCGGAGTGGATGAGCTGGTAAGCCATCTGAATAGGTGAAAGCTGCGTAGCTTCCGGCTTCATGTGTGCCGGCAGTTCCGTTGCCTCTTTGGGCAAAGCCATAGCCTGGGACATTCACAGTCCTCCGATGAATTGAGCGACAGAAGCCGCAAGGATTGAAAGAGCGTTGGTTTCGGGGTGGCGGGCCCACTCTGCGAGCAGGAAAATCGGCGGCCCGATGATCACCATCAGCAGCAACAGGCCGGTGGCAGAGGCGATCTGGTGGGAGAGGGGTTCGCGGGTCATGGGATCAGATCCGAATAGTCCACACCCGCTTCACGCATCCGCTGAAACAGGGTACCCGTGGCCTCGTCCTTCTGGCGCAAGGCGCGGCTCAGCTTCGCCACCTCGTGTCGCTCGGCCTCCCTCTCGTTTGCCATCTGTCCGATAGTGGTAGCCGCTTGCACGAGCGTGAAATTCAGGTCATCGAAGGGGAAGGCCGGGCGCTCACCGCGATGGGAGTGCAGCATGAGCGCGTCGGCAACTCGCTGCTCGTCGGCCGTCATGTTCTTCACTGTCTCAGCCATTCCGGGCCTCTTTGGTTTGTGTCTGCTCTGGCTTTTCCTTGTCGGACTGGAGGCCAGAGGCTTCGGGGAAACTCGGTGCCCATTCGGGTTTGATCTCGATCCGCTCCATTCCACACGCTACTGCCGTGAAGGACTTGGGCTCTTGAAAGGGGCGGGGGAGGATTGGGTGGCGGGTCATCTGTCATCCGCACCGGCATAAGCCGCCCTCCGCTGGCGATCTGCCACGCGCTCGCCCTTCCAAGGGTTGTGCTTCTCGAAATCGGCGTCGTGGTCTTCAATGACGCGATCCCCGACTTCGTTGGAAGTCCATCGGTTTGACCGTTTGGGATCACGAGCCAGAAGGCGCTGCGAGTGAAGACGCAGGCATGATTGTTGGATTGAAGGCGTGGTCGCTACGAACCAGTTGCCACCGCGGACGGTGCGCAGAATGGAAACCTGCTTTTTGCCAATAGCAGCCATCGCCCTTACTCCGCTGCCACTGCATAAGGAGCCGAAAGCATTGCGCAGAAGGCATCCGTAGCAATCTCAAGCGACACAGGGCGACGCTCGGTGTACCGATACATATGCTCGGTCTTGCGGTGTTCAGCGGCGCGGTGCAGCCACGCCTTGGCATAGCCGGGAAGACCCTTGATCTGACCTTCGCGGACAGTGGCCAGTTCAGCGGCCCGCTTTGCCCGCCAGTGGCGAGAGGACGTGAGCTGATCGACCATCTGGCCATGACCTTCCCAGCCATTGCGATTGATGGGCTGCTCAAGGCTCTTGGAATAGGCGGTGAGTGCGATGTAGCGCGGGTCCGACTGAACCTTATCGCGCATGGCGACCCAAGCGCGGCTGTCGGCTTCGATCTTGTCCAGTGCGGATTGAATAGCGCTGTGCATCTGTCTCTCCATTCCTTGAGGAGATCGGCTCTGCGGGGCAGGGCTTCTTCTTCCTCGGTATGGATAGAATATGCACGAACGCATATGCGTATGCAACATAAAAATGCACGAACGCATAGTTTTGTGGATGCGTGCATATGCGTGTGCTATAACCTCCCTAAATCAGGAGGTCGGAATGAGCCGGTCTTTTGGTGTCAGCCCGAAGGGCTGGGGCAGGGTGCGGGCAAAGAAAAACCCCGCCGAAGCGAGGCTGAATAAGGCTTTGGAGTGCGCCTAGATGCTATCAGAAATCTTGCTGGCTTTTACCACGTTCTGCGTGACCGTCTCGTCGGTGACGCTGTACTTGGCGCTTCGTAGCTTGAGCCGCTTTGAAGATACCCGGCTAAGGGCTGTCAGGGATGCGGATACTACCGGCTCCGCCCGCGATGTCAGCCCCGCCTCAAGGCGCTGATCCCAAGCCACCCAGTCAGGGACAAATTGGGTGGTGGCGGTGCCGGTTTTCCCCGCTTCGATCACTTCGCCCCGAGCCGTAGGCATCCCGCCTTCGATGGGCGGTCCTTCAATATGCCACTCCTGGACAACGATCGGCCCTTGCGTGTTGTTGTGGATGGTGGCGGAAATTATGATGCCGTCGGTTACGCTTTCGTCCAAAGGGCCCATCGTCCAGTCGTTCGGTCCAGGTAGATACACCTCGCCCGGAAGCACCACGATTTCGATTTCTCCCGTAATCTGATGGCGGTATCTCAACCATCGATCATAGAGCGCGGCGCCTCCAACAAGTCCGGCAATTAATGCTGAAATGACCTGAAGCCACACTGGCATTCTGCTTCCCCCGCCAATCCCCGCCTCACCATACCGACGCAAGCCAACGAGTCCATACGCACAAAAAAGCCCGCCGGAGCGGGCTGGGCGACGGCGATTATAAGATAATGTGCCGCTAGAGGGCCGTCACCGTGGATCGCTAAATTTGTGTGCAATTTTGATGGTTTCTCGGAAGATCTCTCGTTTACAGAAGTCTAAAATTACTGGAGCTTTACGATGCGCACCATCTCCTTTGTTTTAGCTTTTGTTTTGGCGTTCACTCTTCCTTCTTTGGGAGCGTCCGTTCCTGCTAAACTACAGCAGGCGGTAATGAGAGCGGTTGGTGAGCAACTCCGAGACCCGTATTCGGCGCAGTATGAGTTCGTGATGATGAATGGTAACGCAGTGTGCGGGTTTGTAAATGCTCGAAATGGTTTTGGTGGATATACCGGCAAGAGGCCGTTTTCGGCATTTTACGGCCCTGACTACGAACGGCGCGGTGTCGTTGCCATGGTTTGGGAGCCCCAGCAAAATCCAGCAGACTTGTGCCGATAGCGTTGCTGCTTTAGGGCAAAGAAAAGCCCCGGTGGTGGCCGGGGCTTCATAGTGTCAGATTAGCCCCTTATGCCGCAATGAGCCGGTATTCAGGGCCATTGTCGTTGGTCATCTGAATGTTGATCGGCTGTTCCTTCACGGTAGGAATGCTCCGGCGCGACAGGTCTTCCATCGTCATTTGCGCGGCAAGTCCGAGTGCCTCGATCGCGTGGCGGCGAATGATCGCCTCTGCCTTGCTGTCGATCTCGTATTCTCCGCGCTCCCATCGACCGATGGCCTGCTTGTCGTGATGGACAATCTCGGCCAACTCAGCCTGGGTCATGCCCATTTCCGTGCGCAGAAAGCGCAATTCGTCGCCTGTGATGCCATGCTCGTGCGAGACGATGCCCAAGGCAATAACAGCGTGCAATTCATTGATCGCCGGGATGGTGATGATCCAATCGCCAGCATCATCCTGAAAAGGCACCAGACCGTCGATGTAGACGTTCTGCAGTCCGCTTTCAGTGTAGTGGTGGCTATTCATCGTCTTCCTCTTTTCCAATTATGGTCCCTGCACGGGTCGACGCCTCGTCAACCCACATTACAGAAACGATCTTCAACCAGCACCGCGTTTTGTCTGGCACAGTCACCACCCGGACGTCTCGTCCGTTGCTATTGGGGGTGCGGCATTCCATGCAGTACTTATTGAAGCCGGGCTGTGTTGAAGGCATAGGCTCTTGCCTCACAAAGCCATTTCTGAGGACGTACAACACGTCCGAAACTATCAAATCCCTTTCAGCTAAGCGTTCGCGTGCATGCAAGGCATATGACAGCGTTAACTGCGGAGACCGAGCTATGTTCCGGATTTCGTCCGTCGCATGATCTTTATCCCAGACGCTGATTGCCGTCACACCGCTGCCTCATGCTCGTTATCGTCTGAGCGGTATGTATATCACCATGATACCTGTTACTAGGGCCAAAGTGTGGGCACGGGGTTAATTCTTGGAAAGAGATTGAATAATCGGCTGCTCCACCCACCCAATAGCCTCAAGCACCACTAGGCCTAAGGTGCTGTTCAATCAGCTCCCGCGCCATATCCATCACCTCACCATAGCCGGGCACTGTGTCGGCGGTCGCCTGCTGCATCTCCAGCAACAGCAGTGCCTGCTCATAGACCTCGACCGTTTCTTCGCCGGATAGAAGCCCCTTGTCGTGCAGGGACTGAACCAATGCAGCGAGGATCGCTGAGCTCGACAAGGTGACGGCGGCCACCATTGGCAGGGGATCGTGTTCGTGGTCGTAGGTTTCGTCGCTCATAGATATCTATCGGGGCTGGGCTTGTGGGGTGTCATCTTGAAAGCTCCGCCCTAGCTTCCCATGGAAGCATCTTTTGCAATGCCTTTTCGATGCTTAAGGATAGGAAAAACGCTTCGCTCCGCGGACCATTCGCCCTATGGCCATTGAGCATTCCGAGCAATATCCCGGCGAACATTGCTGCCTCAGGAGACGATGCTGGAGATAGCGCTACCTGTTCGAGGTACTGGTCTGCATCGTTGTATAGGCCATCTGGTCGAGGGAAATTTAAGCGATTGAACTCACTGGCGATAGCTTCAACCCTGCCATCCCGCTCAAACCAGTAGTACCAAGCAGCGCGCCGGGCGAAGCTCAATAATCCATAAAACATCAAGAATAGCTGGAGCGCGACGACGGTAAGGATCGCCCACAGCCACACATAGCTGTTTTGTCCAGACCAGAGCCAATATATTGCGAAAGCTATGGCATATTCGGTTGCAAGCGAGAACGCGATAGCGCCCCATAAGGCCCGCCGCTGGGCTGACTTGAAACTTATCGCCATTCTCTCCCCCTATAGGTGGCTAGAACTTGGGCTCACTGCGAAGCGGCGCGGGGCTCGCGGCGTACCGCTCAACAATCACCACTTCACGCCGCCCGCCCAGCACGAGCACCAGTCCGATAATCAGGAATATCGCGCCAAGGAAAAAGCCTATAAATGCCGCTGCGCCTGTCATCATTGTCGCGGCTATCCCAGCGCCTGCGAGGGTGGCGGCGTCGTTGCCAGATTGTGCCGCCATGTCGCTTGCCACCCTGCCGGACAGGAGGAGCGTGGACAAGGGCAAGGCAAAAACCGAAGCGCCGAGCAGAAGAAAGCCCCTCCCGAACGCCCTTCGGATGTTGGGCGCGAACACGCCGAGCAATGCGCCTGCGCCTATTACCAAGAAAAACAGCCACGCGTTGCTTCCGCTGCTGTCTGTGAAGGCTGCGACCGCAGGCGACAATGCCAGCGCACTCGCAGCCCCGAAAATCACCCCGACTATCAGCCGGACAACCCCTCTCAAAATCCCCATAGCCCCCTCCTGAAAAATTACGGCCTACTGATGCGCCCCACCACGCGGCCAACTATGCGAAACTCGTCGTGTTTCCGCTGAACCTCGTCCCCTGGCGGATTCTCCGAAACGATCCGAAAGACCGGCGGAAATGAGCTGGTGACTTTGCGAATGGTCTTGATCTGCAAATTGGTGTCGCCATCATCAATCGCGTAAATTGCGTCCGCGACCCATGTGTTTTGGGACACATCGATGATCACTCGGTCACCCTCGTAAAGCCGGGGCTCCATGCTGTGGCCATAGACCGGAACTATTATCGTCGTGTCTGGCGCGCCGCCAAGGCTGCGCAAATAGGGGGAGGGGATTACCCACTCCGCGACAACGTGGTGGCCGGATGCTATACCATTGGACTGAATGCGCGCTTCACCGGCGTCAGGGATCTGCCCCATGCCCGCGCCGCCTTGGGCTGATGTTTCCGGCTGACTGTTTGGTAGTTTGCCCACGAATACGACTTTGCCATCAACAAATGCGGCGGCCTCATCGTCATGGTCGCCAGAATGATCCGGCACGTCCGGATCAAAGGTTGAAAACGGCGAAGATTTTTTGCCAAGTACGACCTCAGAATATAGCTCGAATAGCTTGTCCCTATTGGGGCCTTCTGGGTCTTTTCCAGTGAGCCAACGGCCTACTGTTGGCTGTGTCACACCGCAATAGTTTCCTATGCGGGTCTGCGTCCAGCCACGGTCCAGAATCTCTTGTGTCATCTTGGCGGTATTCATGTTGGGGACGCTATATCTCAGGCGTCACCGCGCAAAATGCGTTCATGCATATTCTTGCTTGCATGAATGTATGCGTTCATGCATATTGCTGGCATGAACGCAATTCGCCACATCCGAAAGAACGTGTTCCGGCTTCGGCAGCAGGATTTCGCTGCCATTGCCGGAGTGCAGCAATCAACCGTGTCTCGCTGGGAGAAGGGTGAAGCTTCGCCATCCCTTAGCGAAATGGCTGCCATCCGCGATGCTGCGCGTTCGCGTCGGCTCCGCTGGAATGATCGGCTGTTTTTTGAAGCCCCCACCCCTTCCTCCCAAGAGGTAGCGTGATGGCTGGAGACCTTCACTTGCTGCTGTCCGTTGTCACCTGCGTGAGCTCCATAGGGTCGCTTACTGCGATGGTGGTGCTGGTTCGGCGCGCTGCCGACATTTCGGAGAACGTGGCGCGGATCGAGACTTGGACGTCCGAGATACTGCGCTTCGTTGATCCCAAAAACCCAAGGGTTTGCGCGGACCACTGTTCGCCGCCTCTGCCGTTGGCCAGCTTGGGTTCGATCCGCCACTTCACCGTCAAGGTGGAGCCCATTCTTTCCGGGTCCGGCGAATTGTCAGAAGGGGAGCGGTGAAGCATGGCAATCGTCACGCCCCTTGGTCGAACGACCTCCAATTTACTGACGATGATCGGTACGTCCGCATCGTTGCGTACGAGGAACTCGACTGGCTCCCAGCCCTCTTGTGACTTGATCCCTTTGCCATGCGCGAGGCGGATAGCGATGAACGGTGCACGAGCTTTCTTTGCATCTGAGCGGTCGATCCATTGCCAGCGAAAGGCAATGAAGCCGGGCACGGCTACCAGGACTGGCCAGCCGAACGACCACACCACAGACCAGTCAATAGATGCCAGAAATTCCCCCATGCTGCGAGAATGGCATGGCGTGACTTCTGGAGTCCATTCCTCCCAGGAGAACGCATAGCCATGGCCGTAGAGGACAGCGTTGCCGCCGATCAGCTTCGCGCTTTCATCGAGCGCATCGAGCGCATGAATGAGGAGAAGGCCGCAATCAATGCGGACCTTTCCGAGATTTATGCCGAGGCAAAAGGAAACGGTTTCGACACGAAGGTGATCAAGAAGATCGTGGCCGAACGGGCCAAAGATCACAATGCGCGCCTCGAATTCGAAGCGCTGTACGAACTCTATGCAACGGCAATTGGCATGGATGTTGCTACGCGTGCAGGTGCACGATGAGCCTCCCCGTTGCGCGCCCCGGTCGCCTGAACACAGCACCAGCCCTGACCGCCCTTGCTGCATCAATGGCTCTTGTCCTTGTCGCTGCATTCGTCCTGCGCATTGTGGGAGGGATGGCATGAGCGCGAAATGCTGTCCCTCGTGTGGCCAGACTTTGCCGGACATCTACGCCGAGGCGTCGGAGGCTGCTCGGCTCTCGAAGAAGCAGTCGGATTTATTCCTTACCGTCGCGGCAGGGAATGGGCGGCTGGTGAGCTTCGACACCATCATTGACCGGCTTTGGGGGCACGATCCGAACGGTGGGCCAATTGCACCGAAGAACGTGATCGCAATCTTCATCGGACAGACCAACCACAAGCTGCGCACGAGCGGATACCGTATCGAGAACGTCTGGGGGCAGGGCTATCGCCTCGTGACCATCATTCCGCAGGTGGCGGCGTGATGGCACACGAATTCCACGAAGCCAAGCAGGCTGTGACTGGCGGATTTTCGCCCACGGCATTGCTCTGCGTATTTCAGTCATTTGCATATCGCCAAGGCGGCGCGGCTTGTTCTGCGTACCGTCGCCTTCGTCATGTGCGGATTCACCCAGCACAACCATATCCTGCCGGTCCCAATGTCTCCTCCCTTACGGCAGGCAACTCCGGGGGCGTCCTGACGCGCGCTCCCGGCCATTTCTTTCACGCGGTCAAGTTGGCGCTTGGCCTCGCGCTCCATCTGCCGACGCACGTTCTCTCGCAAAGTTTCCGTGGTCGGCGGGTAGTCCATCTCTCTAAGCGCCTTTCGTGTTCGCCTTCACTCGATGGTTCAACAACTATCGAGAAGGCATTCGGAGATGGGCGAATTTCGTTCGGAGGACAGCAAATTGTCTTCCCTCGTTGAAATGCAATCCCTTGTTCACCAGACCGCTGATTTCACGGCTGCGTCTGGAAACTGGAAAGACCGAGTGCAGGCGGCGGCGCGCGCTCTCGGGTTCGGTTGGTCGCGTACCAAAGACCTCTACTACCAAGACGCCCGCCGTATTGCAGCGGAGGAAATGGATCATGCCCGAGAGGTCGTCCAACGGCTCAGAGAAGAACGGGAACGCAGAGAAGCGGCAGAGCATGTCGCGTGGCTGCACCGCACCATCCAATCGCTTCGTGCGAGCGGCGAGGAACTCGACGGCGGGAGCCTTGATGCTCTTGAGCGTCTGGCTGGCGTCGTTGGCGCAGAAGGCTGCTCCCTGGTGGCCATGGCCAACGAAGATCACCCCCGCCGCCGATCTACCGATTGAACCATCAACCCCACGCCTGGAGGACTGACGACATGACCACTCGCAAGAAGAACGTTGAAGTCTCTGCCCCCGCAATCCCGGCAGATGAAGCCTTTGCCAATGTGATTGCTGCCGAGCGCGATGCGGCATTCATGGATGCACAGGCCCTTGAGACGCAGAAGATCGCGCGGGAAGGCATTTTCAATCGGGAACTGGCGCGGCTGGATGCCGAGTTCAAGGCTGAAATGGCCTCGATTGATGGTCAGATCGCCACGCATCGGCGCAAGATCATTGCGGCTGATGCGGCGCTTGAAAGCCTCAAGGGCGAGCCGTCCAATGTCGTCGCCATGGCGGCTGAATAGCCATGAGCCAGAGCATTTTCCTTATCTTTGGATTCCTTGTGGTCGCGGGCCTTTTCACCCTCGCCTGCATGCACTTCGGGAACGATATGTGATGAACGCGCACTTCGCCCCGCCCATACCCGCTTGGCTTCGTCGCCTCATCGACAGCAAGCCCACCATTCCCCAGCCCCAACCCCGCTGCGAATGCGGACGCTTCTGCAAGCAAGACAAGCCCGACATCACCGACAAGCTGGTGAAGGACATGTCTGTTGCTGGGATTTATGTGCCGCCGCGCGCTCGTGCAGTCCTTGAGCGGAGGGCAGCATGCGAGAACTGAAATTCGTCAATCTCGATGCCCGGCCAAAAGAGCAGGTGCTTCATGTCGATACCGCTTCGATAGCGCCGATCATGGCGTGGTACGGCGCGTATTATGCCCGCGACCGCTATTCGGTCCTGCTCGACGGCAAGCGCCTCCAGAAAGACCAGAACGGTGAGCTGGTCGGTGAACTGTCATGACCTACGGCCTCACCCCAAGACAGAAAGAGGAAGTGCTGACGCTTTGGAAAACGAGGGCGTATGACACCGTGCATATTGCCGAGCGTTTGAGCATGCCGGAGCATGACGTTTACGCGGTTGTCGCTGCCCGCGACCGGAAGCCGAAGCCTGCTCCTGTCAAAGCGCCGTATGCCGCCAAGCAACGGCGGAAAGAGCGCGCCAAGTCTGCTCTCCGACCAGTCGTAATCCCATCAAAGCCCAAACCGGAACGCCGCTGCCAGTACCGCCTAAGCGATGGCGCGCAATACCTGCACGAATCCGGCGAAGGCAAAACCACCGACATTCTCCATGCGTGGAAGGGTGATGCCGAGCGGGCCATTGCCTGCTGCGCAAAATACCCCGTCGCTAAAAACATGATGATGGAGCTTGTTCAATGAGCGGCATCGAAAAGTTTACCCCTGACAATCACGCTCTCTGGCGTCGTTTCCAGCACCTTGTGCGGCTGAAATGGGGCTGGGATGCCATTGCCGACGACCTTGGCCTTGTCGGTTCCCGCCGCGTGCAGGATTTGGCCGAATGGGCGCTTGAGTACAGGTCCCCGAAGGCTGACACGCGGCCCATGGTCAACTCCATGGTCCTGAACGTGCCTGTCCGGTCAAAGGAGCTTCTGGATCGGGGCGTGCGCCTTCAGACACAAAGTTGGCGGCGAGAAACCCAGGGTGCCCGGAAGACGCTGGAGGCTCTGGGGAAATGAGCTTCCAGGCAATGGCATGGGCGATGGCCCAAAATCTCTCTCCAGTCGATAAACTGAGCCTGATCTATTTGGCGGATGGCTATCATCCGTCACAAGCACCGAATGTCCTGAATCGGAAACGGCTTGCAGCCTTCTGTGGCATTTCTGATGAAGACACTTATGGCGTGATGGCCGCTCTCGAGGACGAGGGGTTGCTCACCATGCGCGGGGATCAATTCTGGCTATGCTTGCCTGAGCACCCCCCCGTGTCGGTGGTGAAGGAAGACCCGCCAGCATTTCTCTATGTCTTGAGCTGTGATGGCTTGGTCAAGATTGGGATCACCAAGAACCTCGCCAGCCGCGTCTCATCCATTCAGACGAGCAACCCGAGCCCTGTGGCGCTCCTGCACCATCGTCAGGCGCCGCTCAGTGTTGTTCGGGCGTGGGAGCGGCTGTGCCACGACGAGTTGGCCGGGCACCACAGGTCGGGAGAGTGGTTCGCCGTCGATCAGAGAGATGCAATCGCGCTGGTAGATCGAATGGAGTTCGTCGATGTCTAACCTGCAATGGTTCCGCCTCTATCACCGCATCATTGACGACGAGAAAATTCGCCTGATCGCCTTTGAAGATAGGTGGCACTTCATTGCGGTTTGCTGCCTCAAGGCGGATGGCCTCCTCGATGAGCCCGATACCTCGCTCAAATGGCGAAAGGTCGCCGTTAAGCTTGGCGTGCAGTTGCGCGAATTGGACGAGATCAAACGTCGCCTCTTTGAGGTCGGATTGGTCGATGCCGATATGCAGCCAGTAGCTTGGGATGAGTTGCAGTACCGAAGCGATACTAGCACTGATCGGGTGCGAAAATACCGTGAAAAAACAAGGGCGAAACGGAATGAAACGACAGGAAACGTTTCAGTAACGGCCCAAGAGACAGAGACAGAAACAGATCTAAAAGAAGAACCTAACGGTTCTTCCAAAAAACGGGCCGTTCGTTTGCCTGCTGATTTCGTTCCGGATCTGAATTGGGCCGTTGCCAAGGGCCTGTCGACTTCCCAAGCCCAAACCGAAGCCGAGAAGTTTCGGGACTACTGGAACGCAAAGGGTGGCGCTTCCGCAGCAAAGCTGGATTGGGCGGGAACTTGGCGGAACTGGGTGCGAAGCGCAGTGGAGCGCCTTCCTGCACCGCGTGGATCGCCCCCATTCGCCGCCAAACCTCAAACCGCCGCCGAAATCCTCCGAAACCGCCGCCTCCAAGGAAATCAAACCGATGATGACAGAACAGCAGGAACGCCTCGTCTCGTTGCTCTTGGGCACGTTTCCTAATTTCCAATCCGGTGACGCAGAGGCCGCGCTGACAGCTTATGCGATGGTCGTTACCGGTGCCGATCCGCGTGACGTGGAACCTGGCATCATGATGCTGATCAAGGGTGAGCTTGCGGGCTTCGATGGTCGGTTCGCCCCTACCGCCACGCAGCTTGCCAGAGCCATCCGCACAGCGCTTGAGCAGCGTGTCGACCGCGAGAATGCCGAGCGCCGTCGCCTACCGCCTCCACCAGAGGAGGATTTTCCAGAGCCAACGCCAGAACAGCGCGCGCGGGTCAAGAACCTCATGGATCAGGTCAAGCGCAGTTACGGCAGCGAGCGGTCCGATCAGGAAGCGAAAGAACGGTATCGGGCACAGCTTCGCCGGACCAATGAGCGTTTCGACCACGAAGCATTTTCCACCTTCAACGCCGCCGACGATGATCAGCACGACATGGGGCAGGCGAGGGCATCATGACCCATTCCCCAGCCAATGCCGAGAAGGCCGGCAGCGCACGCAAGGTGTTCATTGCTGCAATCCTCAATGCAGTGGACGCCTATCTTGATCGCGGGCTGACCATTGTGGGTCTAGGCGAAGAAGTGCTTGCCGCCGCTCGGCAGTATCGCCGGGCCATGGGTGGGAGGCGCTGATGAAACCCACGATAGCCCAGATGATAGCCGAGCAGCGCCAGTGCTTATCCGAGATCGGGAACATGGTCGCCAAGGGAGGCAAGGGGCAGAGCCTCGCCCAGCACCGGCAGGAGCTTCAGCAAGCCATCCTCGGCGTCCTCGAATGGTGCCGGGATAATTCCGAAGAGATCAGGAAATACAGGGAAGCGAAGGGGCAGGAATAATGGAATACGCAGCATTTTGCGACTTCTGCGGCAAGCATCAGGACTTCGTGAAAGCGCTCATTGCGGGCAACAAAACTCACATTTGCGACGAGTGCGTAGCCATCTGTGTGGATGTTATTGCGAAGATCGATGCCGCTAAGAACGAGTCCACCCCCTCCCAGACAGAGAGGAATGAAGGATGAGGGTGCCTATAGCCGTCTTCTGGTGGGGCCTCGCCGCCGTTGTCGCTCGCCCTGCATTCGATTTCCTGGGCGGCGTTGTTTCTGCCCTCGCCTCCTAACCTCCCCAAGCAAGAAAGCACCACAGATGGGTAACTGGTTCGTCGTCCGAACGAATATCAAGAGCGAGGAAAAGGCGGAGAGGAACCTGAAGGCCGCCGGCTTCCGCACCTATGCGCCGTGGCAGAAGTTCGAGCGCATGAACCGCCGAAAGCGCGTATGGGTTCAGCACGAAATGCGCCTTGCCCCGCGCTATCTGTTCCTTGAAGCCCCAATGGCTGTTGAAGCCATCCCCTGGTACGTTGTCCGGGCCTGTGAGGGCGTGGAATGCGTTCTCAGCGTGGAAGGACGCCCGATCCGCCTGAACGGCATCCAGACGCAGCAGCTCGAAGCCATCATGGCCGCCGAAGCCGATTATGCCTTCGATGAAACCCGGGCCGGGAAGCTTCACCGCCGCGAGATCGGCAAGACCAAGAAGGAAACCACCCGCATGCGGTTCCCTGTCGGCAGCAAGGTGCGGATCAGCGACGGCCCCTTCACCAGCTTCAACGGGGAAATCACCAACGTGACGGGCAGGGGGCACCTTACCGTGCTGGCCTCTATCTTTGGCCGCATGACGCCTGTGGAGCTTGAGGTTGGGCAGGTTGAAAAGCTTGCAAGTGCCGCGTGAATGAACTAGATTGCAGCTAATTGATTTGGGTTAGCGTATAGGGGGCCTTCGGGCGCTACCTTCGGGCCCAGCGGGAAAGCAGTTTACCCGCGCATTGATTTCTGCGCCCAAAATTCTAGCGGGTTCCATGAGTTGGTTGTCCAAAAGAGTTGACCTGGTTGGCCCGCGCGGCACATTTAAGCCTACACTTGGCGCCTTGATCATCATTTGGATCGCAGCATTTGCCGCTATGGGCGCATTCGCATGGCTGTTGCTAAACGCCCTAGTGCTAGTCGGCGTGATCAGCCCTAGATAACCAGCTTCGTTGTGGCCTCCTCCCAACGATAGGCGTCTTACCAGCGCCGCGAGTGAGCGCTTGTAACGCTCACTCACCTATTCCCCCCCATCGAGCGCGGCAAGCCCACCCCCTCACGGCCTAGAGCATTAGACACAGCTTCGCCCGCTCGTACCCAACTGTTTGAAGGCACGACATCGTTTATCGGCATGTTTATTGCCTTAAAGTGCTGACGAGTACGCTTGGAGTGCCACGCCCGCTGCCGCAAACAGTGCAGCTGCAGCATTCAGATAAGAGCCGGCGATCTGTCGCCGCACAAGATCATCTGGAATGCCGTCCCAATATGAGTGCTTAATCACCGGCGTGACAAATGCCGCGATAGCCCATGCCACTGCGGATAGTGCAAGGCAGATAATCGACAAAAGTGTCGAAAGCTCTTTGCTTATCGGAAACAAGTCCATGCCCGTCCTCCCAAACTAACGCCATTACGCGTTAGCGACGCCACACTGTCTTTTCACCAGACATGGCGAAGATGACGCCACCAGCAATGATCACCCAGGTGATCCACTCCATCGGTTCAGCAGCCTCGTTAAGGCCGGCGCTCCGCATCAAAATGCCGATAAGCGCTATACCAAAGCCAAGGAAGATGCGCCTCCAGTTACGGGTCACGATCTTGTCTGCGCCGCAGCTCCGGCATACCGATGCGCGGACGTCGATTTCTGAATAACAATGTGGACATTCGGCCATTTGTATCCCCTCCCAGAAGTCATCCCCCTGATGCTTCTGAAAAACAATCAAAGGAAATCATAAATGGCACGCGGTGGAAAGCGCGAAGGTGCTGGCCGTTAGCTATTGTGCGCCGGACGCTGATGGGCGCGATAAATCCGAGCGATCGTTACAAGATTGGTCGCGAGAATAAAAACCTCTGCGGCGAGTGCTCCGATAGAGCCGATAAGCGCGTTTGTCGCGATCCAGCAAAGACTGACCATCACCATAGCAGCGCGCATGGGCACGCCGCGGAACATGAACATTGCGTAGGTTCCGGTAATGCCAGCCACCAACGGGATGGCGTCTAGCGGGCCAGACCAAGTTATTGCGGCAATGGCACAAGTGATTGCAAGGATTGCTGCCATGGCGGGCCAGCTCTTTGGCATCCGGCGTGCCAGAATGAGCCGAAGGATGACTACAGTGGTGACGCCCGATGCAGTCCAGGCGCCAAAAAGCGCAAATTGGATGGCAAATGCGACATTGCCCAGGATGAGAATGGCCATCAGCCTGTCATCATCTTTGCTGGCAAACGCAGCGACACACAAAACAAGGGCGAGCAGTCCCACTGCCTGACCTGCCAGTTCAGTGGGTGTAAGGTCCAGCATTATCAACCTGCGCCAATTGATTTTTTGAACAGAGAGACCGTTCTCTCCAACCCCCTGCATGAGATCGTGGCATGAACAGACCAATGCCGCCAGCGGAGATATTCGAGGATACGGCCGAGCCACTGTTCTTCCCGGTACCCGAGCTGATCGAATGGCTTAAGGCCACCTTCATTGCAGACGATGCGCCGCTCCATAACGAGGATCACCGTCATCTGGCCTGGGCATCGCTTGGCGCACTCTGGACCAATGTCCCGAATGGCCGCGCCGGTCGCCGCATTATCGGCCAGTGTGAGATGGGCCTGCCGCCCATGAGCAAATGGGGCCGGGCAAAGGTAGAGCGCCAACTGCTCGATTGGTTCGGTGAACTGCCCACGTTTCTGCTCACCTTCGATGCTGAATACGCCCGCGACTGCGGCGATGCGGAATTCATGGCTCTGGTCGAGCACGAGCTTTATCATGCAGGGCAGGAGCGCGATCCATTCGGTGCCCCCAAGTTCCGAAAGAACGGACTGCCGGCATTCGCCATTCGCGGACATGACGTGGAAGAGTTTGTCGGCGTGGTGCGCAGGTATGGTGCTGGCGCCGCCGGAGTGCAGGCCATGGTTGATGCAGCCAATGCCGGCCCGGCAATCGCTGACGTGAAGATTGCTCAGGCATGCGGAACGTGCCGGTTGCGGGTCGCCTAGATCCTATCGTCTCCGTCCCTTGGGTTTGGGGAATTGATACCCGCCTTGGTAGCCTCGTGCTGAAGTACAGCAAGTACCCTCTCTCGTGGCAAACCAGGGAAAGTCGCGCATAGCCGGTTCAGCCAGACAGCAGTGTCAATAAAAGCGCCTCGTTCGCCATTGGCCAGCAGTGCTTCGATGTGTTGGCGTAGTTCTTCTTCCATTCTTCGACCCTCCTGACCGGAGCCTGACACACCAATGGCAAAAGGCAAGCTCAGCGTAGAGGTGCAGACGTTCGTCGTTCAAAGCCTCGCGTGTTTCGATAGTCCTTCGGTTGTCGTTGCGGCGGTCAAGCAGGAATACGGCGAGACGATCACGCGGCAGGCGGTTGAGGGATACGACCCGAACAAGCGGGCGGGCAGGGCACTGGCAGCCAAGTGGCGCGCCCTATTCGATGAAACCCGCAAAGCCTTCCTTGAGGACACCAGCAAGATCGCCATCAGTCATCGCGCGGTTCGTCTCCGGGCATTGCAGCGCATGGCAGAGAAGGCGGAGGGGCAGGGCAACATGGTTCTGGCCGCCTCGCTGATGGAGCAGGCCGCCAAGGAAGTTGGCGACAGCTACACGAACCGACGCGAGCTGACGGGGAAGGATGGAAAGGATTTGCCGGCAGTCACGACGCCGGTGACGATCTTCCAATTGCCCGACAATGGCAGGAGCTGAGCCGGGGCAGGGCGCCCCAACGATCATTCGGCCGCAGCCGGGCCCGCAATCGGTCTTTCTGTCGTCGCCGGCTGATATTGCCATCTACGGCGGGGCCGCCGGCGGAGGCAAAACCTGGGCCTTGCTGATGGAGCCGCTGCGCCACATCGGCAATCCAGGCTTCGGCGCGGTGTTCTTCCGGCGCAATCTGACGCAGGTGCGCAACGAAGGCGGTCTGTGGGACGAGAGCGAAAAGCTCTATCCGCACTTGAGCGCGCAGCCGCGGTCGGCGCCGGACCTGAGCTGGACCTTTCCATCGGGCGCCGGGGTTGCATTCGCCCACCTCGAACACGAAAAGACGATCTACAACTGGCAGGGATCACAGATTCCGCTCTTGTGCTTCGATGAGCTGACCCATTTCAGCGAGAAGCAGTTCTGGTACATGCTCAGCCGCAATCGCTCGATGTGCGGTGTTCGGCCTTATGTCCGGGCCACCTGCAACCCGGACGCGGATAGCTGGGTCGCCAAGTTCATTGCCTGGTGGATTGACCAGGAGACAGGTTTTGCAATCCCGGAGCGGGCCGGCGTCCTTCGCTGGTTTGTTCGTATCGGGGATACGATCATCTGGGGCGATAGCCCCGAAGAATTGGAGCATCACACCAACCCGCTGACCGGCGAGCCGATCCCGCCCAAATCGGTGACCTTCATCCCGGCCAAGCTGAGCGACAATGCCATGCTGATGGCGGCCGACCCGGGCTACCTCGCCAACCTCATGGCCCAGCCAACGGTCGAGCGGGAGCGACTGCTTGGTGGTAACTGGAAGATCAGGCCGGCCGCCGGGCTCTTGTTCCAGCGCGGCTGGTGCCAGGTGGTGGACGCGGTGCCTGCCGGTGTCCGGTGGATGCGCGGATGGGACTTGGCCGCGACACCGAAGACCGAGGGTAACGATCCGGACGGAACAGCCGGGACCAAGATCGGGAAACTGCCGGACGGCCGATACATCGTAGGGCACCACGTCAAGGCATGGCTCTCGCCCAACGGCGTCGAGACGCTAATCAAGAACACCGCTGAGCAGGACGGGCGCGAAACAGAAGTTTCTCTGCCGCAAGACCCGGGCCAGGCCGGCAAATCGCAGGTCGCCAATCTGATTAAGCTGCTCAGCGGGTTCGCTGCCCGGGCAACCCCGGAAAGCGGCGACAAGGTTACGCGGTTCTCGCCGTTCTCGGCACAGGCCGAGGCAGGCAACGTCTTGGTGCTGCGTGGGGCGTGGAACGAAGACTGGTTCACTGCCTTGGAGGGCTTCCCCGAGGCGAAACATGACGACGACGCGGACAGCACAAGCCGGGCGTTCAATGCGCTTCTGGATAACAAGGCCGGCCCCGCCGCCTCAACCGTATTCACGGGGTTCCTATGACGTTCGACATCACAGTCCGGCATCCTGAATACGAGTCTTTTGCTCCGTCATGGGAATTGCTCCGCAACGCCTTCGAGGGTGAGGACGACATAAAACGAGCCGGGCAGAAGTATTTGCCCCTCAAGAACGGCCTTGCGAAGCTGATGGAGAGCGCTTCGCATCGGGCTTTGGCTCAGGCCGCGTACGACGCCTATAAAGCGAGGGCCGAGTTCCCTGACCTTGTGGCGCTGACAGTACGCGGCGCGGTCGGAACCATCCTCGATCAGGCCGCCGAAATCGAGCTGCCCCCGGAACTGGAGCCGCTGCGCGAGAGGGCCACACGAGACGGTCTGACCCTTGAAGCCCTGCACCGGCGGATTGCCACCGAGGTCATGCTTACCGGCCGCTATGGCCTGCTGCCGGGCATTGCAGCGGACAGCTCGCCCTATCTGGCCGGCTATATCGCGGAAAGCATCATCAATTGGGATCAGGACGAGGAAAACGTCGCTGATTTCGTGGTGCTGGACGAAAGCGGCTATGTCCGCGACCGCGAAACGAACGAGTGGGGAACGGTCGAGAAATACCGCGAGTGCTTCGTTGAGGATGGCCGCTACGGCGCCCGGGTTTGGACCAAGGGCAAAGAGGGCTGGGGCGTTGGCGAAGTCGTCGAGGCCTCGGACCGGAAACAGCGGCCGTTGGGATTTCTCCCAATGGTTTTCGTTGGCTCAAACGATCTGACGCCTGATCCTGATGACGTGCCGCTGTATGGCCTCGCCAAGTTGTCGGTGCGCATCTACCAGCTCGACGCCGATCTGCGGCAGACGCTGCATTACACCTCCGAGCCGACGCCGATGGTCTCGGGCTACGACGATCCGCAAGAGGCAATCAAAAACGGCCAGGTGCCGCAGGGGATAGGCGGCACGAACATTTGGGTCCTACCCAAGGACGGCCGCGGAGAGTTCCTGGAATTCACCGGGGCAGGGGCAGAAGCCCAGCACAACGAAATCCAGAAGGCCTATGACCGAGCCGTGATGTTCGGCGCCCAAATGCTCGCGGAAAAGGGAAACGCGAACGAAAGCGGCGAGGCCAAACGTGTCCGGCTCGATAGCCAGCATTCAACACTCAAAGGCATCGCCATGACTTCGGCTTCCGGGCTGGAAAAGGCGCTCAAGAACATCGCGGTCTGGATGGGTGCCGACCCAGACAAGGTGTCGGTGGTCCCGAACCTAGACTTTTTCGACCACGATCTGGATGCGCAGACCATCACCGCCATTGTGTCTGCATGGCAATCGGCGGCTATCTCCTGGAAGTCCGCATTCGACCGCCTCAAGGCTGGTGGTGTGGTTCCCGAGGACCGCACAGCCGAGGAGGAACTGGCGCTGATGGATCAGGATCAGTTCCGCGACGACGATCCTCCCGACATCCTGCCAAACCGGCCCTCGCCGGCTCAGCAATAACCCGCCGCCTCAGGGCGGTTTTTTCATGCCCGGTTGTGACCGGCAAAAAGGAGAAAGCCAGTGGCTCTCAAAGCAGTTGTGGACAGCCTCGATAGTATCGATGCCGGTCTGCATGATCACTACACGGAGAAGGACGGCAAGTTCTATCTCCAGATCGATGGCATCAAGGACCATCCTGACACCCAGGCTCTGCGCAGTGCGCTTGAGCGGGTACGACAGGAAAAGAAGGATCTGATCGCCGCGCACGACGCGGATAAGCTCCGGCTGGACGGCCTGCCCGACGATTTCGATGCTGCGGCCTATGATGCCCTCAAGGCTCAGGCGGACGGCAAAGAGCCGCCGAAGACCGACGAGCAGGTGACCCGCGTCCGCGAGCAACTGGAGCGCAAGCACCAGACCGAGTTGGGCAAGAAGGATGAGCGTATTGCGGCTCTTGAGGGTCAAATCCGCAAGGTCACAATCGATGATGGCCTGTCGAAGGCAATGGACGAGGCCAACGTTGATCCCAAACACAAGACCAAGCTGCTACCGTACCTGAAGGCAATCGGCGCCATCAAGCTCGATGAAGTGGATGGCGAGTTCAAGGCTGTGGTCGAAACCGACATGGGGCCCGTGGCACTAGCCCGGTTCGTCACCGATTGGGCTGCATCGGACGATGGCAAGGACTACGTGACCAAGCCGAGCGGCCCGGACGCCAGGGGCAATAATGGTCGTGGCGGCGCCGTCGAGGCCAACCCGTGGGCCAAGGACACTTTCAATCTGACCAAGCAGGGCGAAATCGCTCGCGCTGATCCGGCCAAGGCCCAGCGCCTGAAGGCCGCGGCTGGTACCGCTTAGTCAACTTCATTCGGCGGCGCATTGCCGCCCGATCCACGCGGGCAGTGCTCGCATCTCCCCGCAGCCGTGCCAGTGGCCGGTTGATTTCACACAGAAACCAGCCAATCACAGGAGCTTCCAATGGCTGCTACTCGTATTTCCAACGTCATCGTGCCCGAGGTGTTCAATCCGTATGTGATTGAGCGCACCGCGGCGCTTTCGGCATTTTATCAGTCCGGCATCATCCAGACCGTGCCGGGCCTCAACATCTTGGGCGAGAAGGGCGGCACCACCATCGCCATGCCCTTCTGGCAGGACTTGAGCGGTGACGATGAAGTCCTTTCTGATACGTCGCCGCTCTCGGTCAACGCGATTACCGCCGCGCAGGACGTTGCCGTGCTGCATGTTCGCGGCAAAGCGTGGGGCGCCAATGACCTCGCCAAGGCGCTGTCGGGCGATGACCCCATGGCCGCTATCGGCGACCTGGTCGCGGCCTACTGGGCTCGCCGCTGGCAGGCGCTGCTCATTTCCTCGCTCACCGGCGTGTTTGGCGCTGCCAGCATGGCGGGCAACAAGCACGACATCAGCGGCGGAGGCGGCGCGGCCGCCGTCATCAGCGCGGAAGCGACGGTCGACGCGATCTATAAACTGGGTGACGCCGCTGGCGGCCTGACCGGCTTTGCGATGCACTCGGCGACGGTTGCCCTTCTGGTGAAGAACAACCTGATCGACTTCCTGCCCGACAGCGAGGGGCGTCCGACGATCCCGACCTATCTTGGCAAGCGCGTCATTGTCGATGACGGGATGCCGGTGTCGAACGGGGTCTACACCTCCTACCTGTTTGGGCAGGGGGCGTTCGGGCTGGGCGAGGGCAATGCTCCCGTCCCGACCGAAACCGACCGCGACAGCCTCCAGGGTGATGACATCCTCATCAACCGCCGTCACTTCGTGCTGCATCCGCGCGGCGTGAAGTGGCTCGGAGCTTCGGTGGCCGGCGCGGCCCCGACGAACTTGGAGGCGGCCAACTCGGCCAACTGGCAGCGCGTTTATGAAAATAAGAACGTGCGTATGGTCCAGTTCGTGCACCGCATCGCAGCGGCCTGATCCAAGAGGGGCGGCTTAGGTCGCCCCCTTCCTCCCCTTTTCAGCACATAGGAGGCTGCAATGGCTGCTCCCCGTACCGGTTTGCCCCGGTCTCTCCGGGCGCTTTACGATTGGCTTGACGTCAACGTGCCCGACCAGAACGATTACAACCAACTCCAGAGCGACGTGTCCGCCCTTGAGGGCGGTCTGGCCGACAAGATCGACGTGTCTGCGCTCGATGAGGTCGATCCCATCGCAGAGCCTGCCGAGGCGACAACCGAGGACATTGCGACCGCGTTCAACGCGCTGCTCGCCGCGCTCAAGGGCGAGGGCGAGTGATATGGGCCTTGCATCATTCAACCGTATGCGCCGCGAGCAAGCGGCATTGCTGAACTCGACGGCGCCGGTGATCGCCGAGAAGGTGGCCAAGCCCAAGGCGGACAAGCCGGCGGAGGTCGCTGCGCCCGAATTGGTCAGCGCTACCGACGCCCTGGCGCTGTCAAACGGCCATTTCATGACATTCAGGGCCGCCGCGAAGAAGGTGCTGGGCGATGCCCTGCCGGCCAAGAAGCCCGAGATCGTCGCGGCGCTCGAAGCGCTTGCCGGCGGCGGTGAGCCTGTGAGCGAAACCCCCGATGGCACGCCGACGCCTGTTCCCGACGCTTGGGAAGCAATGACCGACGAGGAACTGCTTGCGCTTGCTGCCGCTCTTTCTGGCGGCCCTGTGACGGCCTCTGGCGAGCAGCAGCCGGCTGAGCGCGCCAAGTCGATCATTCAGGCCACGGTCGATGACCGTGCGAGCCGCGCATAATGCTGTCCTACACTGACCCTGCCGTCACCGTCGCAGAAGCCGACGCCTATGCCACGGCGCGCGCGTGGGCGAATTGGACCGGCAATGACACGGTAAAGACCGCCGCCCTTCGTCGTGGCCAGGATTACATTGCCGGGGCCTATAACGGTCGCTGGGCGACGGAATGGGACAACGACGCTGCCCCGGAGCCGGTGAGGTTTGCGATCATTGAGGCGGCGCGCCGCGAACTTGTGACGCCAGGATCGCTTAGCCCTGATTATGTCGCGTCCAAGGTCATCACCAAGGAACGCAAGAAGGTCGGCCCGCTGGAAAAGGACATTCAGTATGCCGAGGCGACCGGCGCTTCTTCCGTGCGCCCGGACATTGCCATTATCGAACAACTGCTTGATGGTCTGATCACATCTGGCTTTGGCGCGACCGTCGCCGCATATCGGGTTTGATCGATGGCCGAGCCGTTCGATTATATCGAGAGCCAGGCAGACGCCAACGAACTCATCGCAGAGTTCGGTCAGACCGGCGCTATCCCTCGCACCGTCACCACGCCTCCGCCCAATGACTGGACGCCCGGCACCGAAACCACAACCTATCACGCCGTCACACTGGCCGTGCTGCCGATTGATGAAAAGCGCATCGATGGCACGCTCATTCTCTCCGGCGATAAGCAGGTGCTGATTTCAGCGCAGGGCCTATCTATCGATATAGTGGCCGGTGACATCGTGATGTTCAACGGTTCGTTCTCTGGCGATGTCTACACCGGCGAAGAATGGACGATCAAAGACCCCGGAAGGCTCGATCCAGCCGGGGTGACGGTGGTTTATGACGCGGTTGCGAGGCGATAGGCAACGCTCACCTTGCAACTGTGATGTGGACCTCACGACCCACTTGGCCACTGCCGTGAATTTCGACCAACACGAGGGCGTCGCCACTCAAAATATCTCGAGCTGCAGCGTAGGAGATTGATCCTCGAGAGATTAAATCCTCCATGATGGACCTGTTGAGCTCGTCAGCGAAAAAACTATCACCTTGATCAAGTCGGTCCCTGCGTCCGAAGCGGTGATAGTTGGCACGATCCTGACGAATTACCTGCCAAGGCTTGGTAAGGCGATGTCCGCTTGAGTTGTAGAGATCTTGATAGCCGATATGGGCAATGTAGCTCTCGATCAGTCTAAAGGATTGGGGTGCGCTACGCACTGTGGACTGGCCGTTCGCGCTGGTCGAAATAAGAAGTGCAGTCACGCCCGCAAGTAAGAATGCTTTGATGCTCATTGCTGTCCCCCATGTCATCGATGATGAATTTAGGAGGATCAGACTTAAAGAGCGTGATTGTTTTTCTTCAAAGTTTAAATTTGTCTCTGGCGCCGTGACGATTAGTAGATTTGGGACAATTATCGATGCTCAAGCGCCTAAGCCAGCGTCAGGTTCTCGAAAACCTTGCCAATGAGTGGGAACAGCAGCTTGCCCGCGAATGGTTGGACGCGATCCGATCCATCACTTCTGCGGTCGTACTTAAAGACCTGATCGCAGAGCTTGAGCGCGGAAACCTCGAAGCCGCAATGCGGATGCTGGATATTACGCCAGAGCGGTTTGCCCGGTTTGAGGCGGGGATTCTCTCCGCTTACAATTCGGGCGGCGTGGCTACGGTCAACGGTATGCCTGCGCTGCGGGGGCCCGACGGCAACCGCGTGACGTTCTCGTGGGGCGTTCGCAACCTGCCAGCGGAGCAAGCTATGAGGCAACACGCTGCGGGGCTCGTGGACGGACTTGTGGGCGAACAGCTTACATCGGTGCGGAATGTGCTGGTCGATGGCCTCGCCCGCGGCCAGAACCCGCGCCATACGGCCTTGGGGCTGGTGGGCAAAATCAATCGCCGGACAGGCTTCCGAGAGGGCAGTTTGATCGGCCTGACGCCATCCAGTTTGCAGACGCTCGACAAGATCTATCTCGGGCTGCGTGCGGGCGATCAACAGGCCATGCGCGACTACTTGGCATACGCATTGAGGGACAAGCGCTTTGACGGCCATGTGCGCCGCGCGCTGGAGCAGGGTGGGTCCGTGCCGGTCGATGCAGTGGACCGGATCGTCACCGCATATTCGAACAGGGCATTGAAATACAGGGGCGACACGCTGGCCATTACAGAAACCCATATAGCGCTGGCACAGGCCCATAACGACGCATTCGCCCAACAGATCGCCTCGGGCAAACTGGATCAGCGCGACATAACCAAAACGTGGCGTCGAACCGTTAGCCGAGAGCCGCGCCACGAGCATTTGGCCATGGTTGGGACGGAAATGCCTTTCGATCAGCCATTCACTTTGCCTGATGGCGTTCAGTGCGCAGGCCCTCACGACCCAGCGCTTCCCGCCAAGCACCTCATTGGATGCAAATGCCTGCTGGAATACCGCATAAACTTCGCCGCTCAAGCGTTCCGCAGCGATCGGGAGGAAGGTCTTGTCTAACTCCTTCAGCGCCACAATTTCCAACTGGGCCAAGATGACCGAGCGCGCTATCGCCGCTGTGTTCAAGGAAGCGGCTCAAGACCTAGCCATTGAACTGAACAATGAGGTCAAGCGCCAGGTCTATGATCGCCCGCCCGCACCGACCTATCCGAAACGTTCTGGATTTCTGCGGGCTTCGCTTGTCGCCAGCACCGAAAAAATGCCCGAGTTGGTCCGGGATAATCCAGGTGGGGATTTCAGCGAAGACGCGCATATGCCTGCGGTCCTGCTGACTATTCAAGGTATGGATGGGGACAACGACGTTTTGTATTTGGGCTACACCAGCCGGTATGCGGCCTATGTGCATTATGGCGCAAATGGTGCGCCGCCCGCGCCTTGGGTCACGTTGGTAGCCCAGCGGTGGCAGGAGTTGGTCACGAAGGCTGCAGAGCGAGTGAAGCGGCAGTACGGGCTCTAGTCGGCCAGTCAGATCTGGTGCCCGAATTTGTAGAACCACCGGAAGGTGGTGGCGATCTCAATGATCTGGTGATGGAGACAGCTCTTGGGTGCCGTTAGCAAATTCTGTTCGAGCTGATCTCATTCTCATTCAATAGTTCAATAGCCCGATGCTACCGGCGGCTCGGGCGCAACACCCATGGTAGAAGCAATCTGCCCAACCGTGGTGATGTCATCGCAGCCAGCGGGGCGGAAATAATCGACCATCGTATCGACAGCACCCCCTCCAAGCGCATCTCTCTCACAGCCTGCGCGTATTTGGAGATTATCATAGATGGAACCTTGAGGAATTTTAGGAGGGTTATCGGCGTAAAACCAAGCCGCATCGAAAAATTCCTGATCCAATCCGTTGGCGCAGGAATATCTAAGGTCCTCTGGAGTCGCGGAGGGTATCAAGAGACAAAATTCGGCACCGCTAATATTTATAGACCGATAACCCCTCCAAAACCGATGCGGGTCTGGAGCAATAAATCTGGCACCGACCAGATCAGCATTGGTGAAATCGACAGACCAAATCCTTGTTTTATTAAAGGTTGCAGCACTCAGCCGCGCGTTTCTGAAACTCACTTGGTGGAGGGTACTCATTACGAAACTCGCCTGGTACGCGTCGACCATGTCGAACCTAACGTTCGTAAAATCGACCCCCTCGAAGTGCGTGTTGGAAACGTAGGTTCTGGTAAAATTGCTATGTTCGATGGTCCGAGGTGCTCCGCTGAGCCCAGCGATGCGCATATTTGTCAAGTTTGGCCGACGCGTACAAAGCTCTTCAGCAGTAATTCCTTGCACCGCTTCACAACTCAGATCCAGACCGCTGATTGGTTGTTCCAACGCCATCAACATCTCAATCGCGTACTTTTTTCCAGTTGTGCCTGCACCAGTCTGGCTAAGGATTTGCCAGGCAGAAGCCAGTTGCTGATCGTACAGCGCCTGTTGCGTCAGCTTGGTCTGCTCATTTGCGACGTTGAGGCCGATAACTGCGAGCACCAGCGCAACAAGACCAACGGCCATCGCGATCGCTTCGCCCAACCGCAGCGCTGTGCCCCAGACTCGATGATCCCACCATGGCAGAGGGTCTTTTTCCGGCCCGGCCACCATGACCGTGAGGTTCTGCTTGCGTCCCTTGCGGATAGCGCGCCGCAGCCCCTCGGCGCTCACATTCTTTCTCATTCGACTTTAAGGCCCCCCAACGACTAATCTGAACGAAAACAAAAAATCCGATGCGGTCAAGCTGACAGAGCTTCTGGAGCTGCACCGTTTTCATTGGAGGCATGATGGCCAGCGTTGAGCAGCGGTTGAAGAAAGCCATTGAGGACCGAGTCTCGTCGATCCCGCTTGCGGGCTACACGAAGTTTTCGGGCACGAAGGCGCCAATAACGCTTTCACCGACAATTAAATACCTCCGTTGGACGCTGACACCGAGTGCCACGCAGCGTGTCTTCATCGGCTCAAAGGAAGTGAGCCGCAGGCCTTATGTGTTGCAATTGGATGTTTACGAGCCCACGAATGTTCAGGGCGCGGATCACGAAGCGCGGGCCGAAACTGCCGCTGGCATAGTCGTGGCACACTTCCCGACTGACATGAGTTTGGCACACGACGGCGTACGCGTGCGGGTGACAAAGGCCCCGTATCCAGTCCCGCTATTCGTGGATAAGGCGCACTTGCAGCGCCCGACTATTGTTGAACTCGAAGCCTACGAATAGGAGTGCAGACATGTGCAAGGAATGCGCCGAACGCCGCGAGGCGCTGATTGATGCTGTCCTTGAAGGCCGAATTGCCGCCGCTACTGGTCACGCGATCAAGGGCGCCGCCGAAATGGTTGGCCTGAAGCCGAAAGGCGATAGCCCGAAGCCCCGCAAGGTGCGCACGCCTAAGGCGTAACGAACTCATTTCCAATTCCGGCACAGCCGGTTGACCAGCCTGCCATTCCGGCGGGCTTTTTTGTGCAGGAGAAACCCATGAGCGGTTTGCAGAAAATCGCGGGCACGGCCATTTACATTGGCAGTGCTCCGCTCGCCTATAAGACCCGGTACGAGCCTTCCGACTTCGCCGGCATTACCTGGACGCGCATTCTGCGCGCCACCAATATCGGTGACCTCGGCGCCGAGCAGGAAGTACTCAGCCAGCGGATCATTGACGAAAACACTACCGTCTATGCCAAAGGCGGAATCTCGTTCCCCGTCATGACAAATTCCTTTGTCCCAGTCCGTGATGATCCGGGTCAGGCCGCCTTTGCTGCAGCTCAGCGCGCCTGCAAGCCTTATCCATTCCGCATTGTGTGGGGCGCTGACTGCGAAGAAGTCGGCACGGTCACGATCTCCAATGCCGAGCCGGGAGTGGTGACGTGGAACGCCCACGGCTTTGCCGATGGCACACCGGTCACGTTCTCGACCACCGGCGCGCTCCCCACAGGCCTGACGGCTGGCGTGACCTATTATGTCGTCAGTCCCACCGCGAACACATTCAGCGTGGCAGCAACGGTCGGCGGCACTCCAATTGATACTTCGAGCGCGGGCAGTGGCGTCCACACCGCGACCGCAGTGCCTGTTGGGGAAACCGACCTTATCGTCGGCTTTGCCCTCTACGGCACCAAGACCGGCGGCGATGCCTCGGCCAATCGCGGCATCAACATGCCGATCCAGCCGATTGCCCCCGCCATCACGATCTAACCGAAAGCCGCTTGCGGCCTAGCCGGGATGCGGCGTGGTTCACCGCGTCCCGGCGCTCATGAACCTGAACCGGAGAACTGATATGGACATTCAGTCGATCAAGAAGGATTCTGCTGCCATTGCCGAAGGCCAGTGGGTGGATAGCATCCCCGGCATGGGCGATCTGCGCCTGAAGGTGCGCGGTGCCTCGGCCAACTATGTAATGGCCGTGCGGGCCCGCAAGCAGCGCAATGCGCCGAACACCGATCGCGCGCCGGATGGCTCGCTGTCTGTCGATGCCACGCTGCGCATCGAAACCGAAGTGCTGCACGAGGCTGTGCTTCTCGATTGGGATGGCCTGACTGACGGCGGCCAACCGGTGAAGTTCGACAAGTCCCTGGCTGAGCAGTGGCTGACCAATCCAGACTTCCGCGATTTTGCTGATGCCGTTGTCTATGCCTCTGGCGTTGTTAGCCGGACGACCAAGGCGGTGAAGGAAAAGACCGCAAAAAACTCGTAGAGGCGCTTCTGTGGCTCTTGAATAATCCAGGGGCCGCAAAGCGCCGCGAGGCACTGCACGAAAAGGGCTGGCGCATCCCGGCCAGCCTCTTTGCGCCGGACGTTCTGCCCGGCACCGAGGGTTGGCTTGATGATTTCTTAGAGCTCGGCACTGACCGGGCCATCGGAATGAATGGGCCGGGGCCGATCCCTTCCGCATCCATCTCCCGGCATGTCGATGGGTGGTCTGAAGACGAGGCAGACACCTTCCGCTTTGTCATCCGGCGGATGGATCACGCCTATCTGGGGCACCTAAGCCCTGCTGCCGAAGCCCCAGACAGCGATAACCCAGCAAGAGATGCCTTCAGGGTGGCCATGAGGTGAGGGGCTAGCAACTAATCACCGTGCCAGATGAAATTTCGGGGGCGACAGAACTGTATTCCCAGTCGTGATAGTCGTCGGATCCGACAAATGATTCGACTACCCGTAGTGTTTCTGTACGCGTAAATTCTCGCCCATCCAAAATTGTTATGAGATGAAATTGTACTTCTGCCTCGTCAACAGCAGGAATGCGCGTGTTGCCGCCAATCGCAATGTCTCTTGCTTCTGGCCCGAGGCCAAAAGTTTTGTCGTCCAGCCTCATCCGATCCCAGCAAGTTACGAGTCTTACTGTGCCGCCAGTGAGCGTTTTCTTTTTTGATATGAGGAGCTCCCCGAGGCCGGGGATCAGCATGCTAATGTCTTCGGCATTATCGGTGCTAACCGTCGGTTGCCGGTTGGCCAGCTCTACTATCGCGCGCTCAAGTGGACCTGGCGAAAAGTAGCTGTAAATCGCTAAGCCTGAGGCTAATGCACCTATTACGCCAAAGGAGCCTAAAGCTACTGACCAAACGATCTTGAGAGCGCTTGTTTTCCGGCGAAGAATTTCGGTGCTATCGGGCTGGCTCTCGGGCAGTTCTGTCAAGATGTGGGTCCTTAAGAATAAATGATTGAGTGTTTTTAACTTCAGTACCCAAGGGTAGCTCTATCGTTTGCTGCGATAGTAGGGCGCAACATAGGTGCCGTTCTTACGGAAATACCCACCCACATACTGTGTCCGTGGCTGCCCTGTTATGCAGCTGATTGAGCCATAATAATTAGGAGAGGTACAGCCAGATCCCGATGCACGTGGTGTCGATGGCGCGGCATAATCGGTCGATGCCCCGGCGTAGTTTGGGTACGAGGTCGCACTGTAGGTTGGTGTGGGATACGTGGGCCGATAGACTTGGGCATTCGAGTAAACAGGCGAGTATGTTGGGATCACCGCCTGAGCGTCAGCCATGCAGGTCTCAAATGCCGGAGTTTCTGCCTGAATACCTTGCTGCAAGCAGTGAGTATAGCGGTTGTAAGTGACCTGAGAAAGCATTGGCCCGCTGCTGGAAGCGCACCCGGCTAATAGCGACCCAATAGCCGCAGCAACTATCCAGTTTTTCATTTGAGCCCCCAAGCCCAAATGAAGCATCAAGAAATGAAAGAGTCGAGTCGGAGTTCTAGAACTCTTCTACTGTGCCGTCATCGTAGACGATGGACCAAACGCAAGTCCGAGTCAGAACGTCATCTCGGTTGATTGTCGTGATGCGCGAGTCTTTGCCGATAAAAGCGCCCTTCGCCTCCACGGTTTGGCCCGGCTCAACTTGAGCATCACGTTCAAACGGAACAGTCACCAGCGCGTTGCCTAAAACATCTGAGAACAGTGCTGCGCCGTGGATCATTCTGTAAGAGCGCTCGCCCTTATAGTTCAGATCAACCGTCATCACAGTTCGAAGGTTGCGCCCGTCCTCCGTGGCGGTCGCTGACCAATCTTCTAGCGTGAAAAACTGATCGTTGCAGGCCAAGGCAGGCAACGTCATCAGCGCAGAAATAGCCAAGCCCGATACGAAGCGCATTCTTCTCTCCCCGATTTTAGGGCGAGGACGCTAGCGCACCCCCATGACTGGAGCAATCCATGACCGAACTTGCCACGCTTGGCCTTTCCATCCGCTCTGACGGCGTTGTCGTGGCCACTGACAGGCTGAAGGACTTCGAAGGTGCCGGACGTAGGGCAGAAGGCGTAGCAGGCTCCCTGATGCGCGCTGCGGTCACTATGGGCGCAGCATTGGCTGGTGCCTTCAGCATCCGGGCTATCAGCCAATATGCTGACGCTTGGTCGGACATGCAGAGCCGTGTCGGTGCTGCAGTTAAGGACATGGAAGCTGCCCCCGCATTAATGCAGCGCATGGTGGACCTTGCCAACGCGTCCTATTCCCCACTTGAGCAGACCGTTGAGGTCTACACCCGCAACGTAGGGGTATTGCGCGATCTCGGGGTGAGCGCAGCCGGAGCAGCGGATTTCACGGAATCGCTCAACCACATGCTGGTCATCACGGCCACGCGCGGCGAACGCGCCGCTTCAGTGCAAAACGCATTGTCCAAGGCTATGGCGACTGGAAGGCTTCAGGCAGACGGCCTTGAAACGATCCTGTCCAGTGGTGGCCGTGTTGCCGAAGCGTTGGCCGATGAACTTGGAACTACCGTTTCTGGCCTTCGCGGCATGGCCTCGCAGGGCTTGATCACAGGTGATGTTATCAAAAACGCGCTGCTCAATTCACTCGTAGACGTTCGAGAGGAAGCGGCGAAGATGCCTGCAACCATCGGGGATGCGTTTACTCGAATACAGACGAACACAACAGCCTTGGTCGGTACGCTCGATCAGGCATGGGGGATATCCGGTCGCGTTGCTGAGCAGATGATGACCATGGCGAATGGCATCCGTGGCAGCGCTGATACGATGCTGCGCCTCGGCAACATCGTGGGATCGGTCCTTGGCCCGGCCTTTGACCTGCTTGGCGCGAACATCGACAACATTGCATCCCTGGCGGGGGTCGCTGTTGCCGCCCTGGCAGGATTCTATGCGCCCACTCTCATCTCCGGCTTGTGGGCCACGTCAGCAGCCCTCGTGACGGGCGTAGCAGGCGGCATCAAGGCAGTAACGCTGGCAATGATGGCTAACCCCGTTGGGCTGTTAATTGGAGGGCTTGCCCTTGGGGTGACGGCCGCCTTCATGTTCCGCGACAAGATCAAAGATGCGATTGGTGTGGACGTGGTGGAAGTGTTCCGCGATGGCGCGAACACTATCATCGGCGCAATGGTGGGCGCGGTTGATGCGTCCAAGGCCGCATTCGAGGTGTTCCCTGACTTTATGGCCGGGCTTGGTGCTCGCGCATGGAATTCGTTCCTAGAAGGGTTTGAGGGCTCTGCGGTCAGTTGGACCAATCCATTCACCGGCGAAACCTTCGACCTTCTCAATATCAACCTGTCCACATTCAAGAAAGACGTCGGCGGCGCGGGAGGCGCTGCGATGGATGCTGTTTCCCAAGCATTCCAAAAGGCACAGGGCGTCGATTATGTTGGGGCGATTGCCTCTTCGCTAGGCGAGGTCTGGGAAAACGCCTCTGGTGCCGGTGATGCAATTGGCGCGCTCGCTGATCAGGCAGGGGGCGCAGCCGGGTCTATGGGCGGACTCAGCAAAGAAGCGCAGAAGCAGGCCGATGCTTACGCCAAGATCGTCCGCGGCGCTCATGAGTTCATCGCCGCGCAGAACCTGGAGCAACAGGCCCTTGGCATGACGGCGGAAGCCGCTGCCCGTATGCGCTACGAGCAAGACCTGCTGAATAAGGCTGCGAACGACAATATCAAGCTCACGCCCACGATGCGCAACGAGCTCATGGGCCTCGCTGCCCAGATGGCCGCCACGGAAGAGGCCACGCGCCGCGTCACCGAGATCTACAATTTCGGCAAGGACGTGTTTGGCAGCTTCTTCTCTGACATGAAGTCAGGACTGCGTGAAGGGAAGAATTTCTGGGAAGCGCTTGGCAACGCCGGCGCAAATGCTCTGGATAAAATCGCGGACCGGGCGCTGTCCATGGCCGCGGACGGTCTGTGGAACATGATCTTCGGGGCCTTCACTGGTGGCCTCGGCGGCATGAGCGGAAGCTGGGGTGTCGCTGGCGGCTTCGGGCGCCAGGGCATCTTCGGCCTTCCATCCTTCGACGGCGGCGGCGACACGGGCAATGGCCCGCGTTCTGGTGGCCTAGATGGGAAAGGCGGTTTCCTTGCCGTGATGCACCCGCAGGAGACAGTGAGGGATCGCACAACGGCTGCGAACCAGAATAGTTCGGAAGGCGGACGCACAGTTATCGAAGTGCGGCTGTCACCTGAATTGCTGGCTCAGGTTCTCCAAGAGGCTGCTGGGCAGTCGGCGCAGATCACTCGGGGAATGGTCGCGCCTGTTTCTCGCGCTGTCGACCAGATGGCACAACAGCAGCGGTACGCCTGATGGACCGGAAGATCATCGAACTCGACACCCGCCACTTCTGGGCCACGTCCTTTGATTGGCAGATTGATTGGCGTGGTAGTGCTGGTCAGTCTGGCGTTACGGGAGCGGGGCAGGTGGTATTCGGCAATCAGCCCCGGTGGGTTGGCAAGCCTGACTTCGGCACGTTCCGAAAGGACAAGATCAGGTCTTGGCGCGGGGTCATCGCGCAGGCCCGAGGCCGGTACAACGTATTTCGGGTCAAGATGTATGACCCGCTACGTCCCTCTTGGGCGGATATAGGCTCGCCCTACAATGACCAGCCGATCCCGCACAGTGATGGCTCGTTCTTCTCCGATGGTTCCGGGTATGCGCAGGGGATGACCGCGCCGGTCCTTGATGTTGCTTCAGCCGGCGCGACATCGATCCGGATCAATGCTGACTATCTCGGCAACTTCATCAGCGCCGGGCACATCTTCTCGGTCAACGACTGGCCATACCAAGCCGTTGGCATTGAAGGGCAGGGCGAAAACGCCATCCTGCACTTCGAAACGCCACTGCGCCGGGCCGTGACGCCAGACGACGAAATCAACCTCAACGCGACGTGCCTTGCGGCGCTTGAGGGGGACTTGGAAGGCGCGGCGCGCATCGAGCCGTCGATCGTCTCACGCATGAAGCTCTCGCTTGTCGAGTGGGTAGGGCCGGGCCGGACATGAATATTCCAGAAGAGATCGCGCAGCGCCTCAGCGACGAAGCCGTTGGCGCGGCGCTTTTGCTCGAACTCGATACGGCGGAGGGCTTTGTCCGGCTCTATCCCGGTGAGAACGGCGTCTTCCGCGATGCCAATGGCGTTGACTGGATCGGCTGCTCACTGCTGCGCATGGGCGACATCAAGGTGTCCAGCAACGCAACGGCCCCGACATGGGAGGCTTCGCTGTCCTATGTCTATGACCCGAGCCGCGACGATATCCTGGCAGCCATTCGGCAATATGGCGTGGCCGCGATCGATGGCCGGAAGTGCCGCCTCTACTTCCAGTATTTCGGTGCGCTGGAAGAGATGTTCGCGCCGATCTGGCAGCCGATCCTGTTCCGCACCCTGACCATGCGGCGACTGATCTACAATTACACCGGACCGCAGGAGCGTTCCGTCTCGCTGATCTGCGAAGGGCCTTTCCCGCTGCGCTCCAAGCCGATTAATAGGCGCTATACGACCTCGGACCAGCAGCGTCGTTTTCCCGGCGATCTGGGGCTGGAGTTCGCCCCTGTGCACGGCTTCGATGACCAGCCATTGTTCGGAGCCTGACATGAAGCGTCCACTGCCACACGACCAGTTCGTTATCCGGCTATGCTTCGCAGGGCTTTTTGTTGCACTTGCGGCGCAGGCGGTCGGCCTTGTCTGATCTTGTGGCGAAACACCTGCGCCGGTGGGCCACGACAGATTTCGTGTGGGGTGAAACCGACTGCCTGATGGTGCTGGCCGATTATGTACTGGACCGTATTGGCGTCGATGGCGCTGCCCATCTGCGGGGTCGATACCATGACCGCGAAAGCTGCGCAGCGCTGACTGGCCTAGACGAGGGGCATGAGCCGGTTGTGGCGGCCTGCTGCACCGTTGCAGGGCTGACGCGGACCATCGCCCCCATCCGTGGCGACATCGGCGTCCTGCGCCTCCGCAAGCTGGAATTCGGCGGGCTCTGCCTCGGTGACCGCTGGGCCGCTAAAACACTCGATGGGCTGATGATGTTTGATCGGCCAGAAATTGTCGCTGCCTGGGCAGTGAGGGGATAGCATCCATGCTTCTGCGAGCCTTCCGGACCGCCCTGATGGGCGGAACGATGCTGTTTGCCTTTGCGACCCCGGCACATGCCGATCCTGTATCCGTGGCGATCCTTGGCTGGATGGGTTATGGCGGCGCGGCTGGTTTGTTGGCTCCGACGGCTGTTCTTGCTTCTCTCGTCGGCAATGCCATCATGGCGGCTCTGCCCGGCTTCCTGCTTAATCTGGCAATCGGCGTCGGCGTCACGATGCTGGCCAATGCGTTGCGGCCACAACAGAACCAGCAGGCGCAAGACCCTGGCTCGCGTATCGTCAACCTGCGCCAGTCTATTCAGGATCGCTCCAAGTCCTACGGGCGGAACCGAACCGGCGGGCCGGTCGCATTCTGGAAGCTCAAAGGCGGCAAGCGCCATATTGTGGTGCTCTACAACTCTGGCGAGATCGATGCGGTTGAGAGCGTCTATCTCGATGAAACCGAGGTAACGCTGAACGGCAGTGGATACGTGACGCAGGGCCGGTTCGTCTCTGACGGCACCTCCATGATCCGCATTTCGCACTTCCTGGGCACCGATAATCAGACGGCACACCCATGGCTGACGGCAGCTTTTCCAGAATGGACAGCCAATCACAGGCTGCGCGGCATCGCCGGGTCTGTGATGGTCTGCCAGAACCCAAAGCCAGAAGACTTTGCCAAGGTCTACTCCTCTGGTCGGGAGCCAACGGTTTCGTCGGTGTATCGCGGAACGAAGGTGCTCGATCCGCGTGATGGTGTTCGCCGCTGGACGACGAATGCAGCGCTGATCATTGCAGACTGGATCACCAGCCCAGACGGGTTGGGACAGGAAGTTGATTGGGACGAGGTTGCCTTTGAGGCTGATGTCGCGGCCGCCCTGATGCGGACGCGCGGCGGTGACTGGATTCCGAAGTGGCAGCTGTGTGGCACCTATTATTTCAGCCAGACACGCGAAGATGTGCGCAAGCAATTGGCCATGGCCTGCGATGCCTGGTTCTACGATCGACCAGACGGAAAGGTGGGGTTCAAGGTCGGCCGCTGGATGGAGCCCAAGGTCACCATTCGGGCCGAGCATATCATCTCGATCAAGTTGGGCGAGGGGCAAGACGGCGAGACGCAGCAGAATGCGCTCTCGGTCGAATATGTTGAGCCAGCGGCCGGGTATCGGCAATTCCCGTCTGCCGCCGTCGTCATCAATGACGGGCAGGCCTATAACCAGTCGTCAGTTGCGGCGCATTGGATTCCGAACCACACGCAGGCCTGCGCTGTTGCCAAGCGCACCTTGCGCGCTATGCGCTCGCCGCTCGATATCACGTTGAACCTCAAGCTCTACGGCCTGCTGCTGATGCCTGCGGATGGCGACGACAGCCGGACCTTCGCCGTCGATTGCCCCGAGTTCGATATCGTCGGCACCTATGAGCTGGCAGACTTCCAGTTGGCGCCCGATGGTATGTCGGTAACGGTGACGGGGAAGCTGACACAGCAGGCTGACTGGATATTCGACGGGCTGGTTGATGAGCCTGCACCGTCCGCCATTTCAGATATTGATGTCACTGACGATATTGCAGATCCGACCGGCGTCACTCTGTCTTCGCCCGATGCTGGGGCGCTCTATGTGGCCTTTAATCCGCCGCCGCGCACCAGCCTGCTCAAGCGAGTTCGTTATCGGCGGATCGGCGCGACTGATTGGAGTGAGCTGGGCGTTCCTGCCTCGCAGAATTTTCTCTGGATCAACGGTCTGCCCCCAGGCGATGCTTATGAGGCGCAGGTTCAGTTCAGAACGGCCACAGCCAATGCCAGCAATTGGGTGGCATCCACGCCGACTAGTGTCGTGGTGTCCCATATCTCAACGCCTCCGGGGCCGGTAACGAGCCCGACCGTTACAGGCGGGGCAGGGCAGGCGACGTTCAATTGGACCGCCCCGAACAGCCCGAATTATGTCGGGGCGCGCATCTTCATCAACACAGTAAACACGTTCCCCGGCGGTTCGCCTGCTGCCGAGGAATATGGCTTGCCCAATGCCCCTGATGTTCGGCTGGTGACTGGCCTTACACCGGGCACGAAATACGGCTGGATTTGCTCGATCAATGCGAACGGCGATCAGGCATCGCCGGTTCCAACGGGCGCCTTTACCGTCACCTGA